AGACAACACTGATCCTACAGGTGCTGAATTAACAGCTGCTCTTTTTACCGCAGCTCAGAAGCTCGACGAAAACGATGTTCCTAGTGACGGTCGTTTCGCAGTTCTTCGTCCTCAAGAGTACTACAAGTTAATCACTGGTGGTGCAGGAACGCTCGCTATCTCTACTTCTGCTGTCAATAAAGACGTCGGAGGTTTAGGAAGCATCGCTTCTGGATCAATCCCACAGATTGCAGGTATCACTATCTACAAATCCAACCACATCCCATCAACTGACTTGTCTGCTGTTTCCTCTGGTGACGGAGAAGCTGCTAACGACGTATTCGGTGGTAGTGGTGTAGGATACAACGGAAACTTTACTAACACGCTTGGTATCGTTTCTCATTCCGCTGCTGTTGGAACAGTTAAACTGCTCGACTTGGCTACTGAATCTGAGTACCAAATTGAGCGTCAAGGTACGCTTTTCGTTGCGAAGTATGCTATGGGTCACGGAGTTCTCCGTCCTGAGTGTGCTATCGAACTTCAGAAGTAACCACTCTCTCGGTGTTGGGAGGTCTGTGATTCGTTCCGCTCCCTTCTACCGAAACCTTTATTACAATGGCTCTTACAACTAAACTCGAAGCGGTAAACACAATGATTGCCGTTATAGGCGAAGCACCCGTTAACACGTTAGGAGGCACTGCTGTCCCGATCACCGTGGTTCAAGCAGAGAATGTGTTAGACGAAACGAGTAGAGCCGTACAGTCCGAAGGTTGGCACTTTAATACGGAGCACGAATATCCATTCACTCCTGATGCTACTAACAGTAAGATTACTTTACCTAGCAACGTGTTAACCATAGACTTAGACCCACAGATATATACAGACGTCGATCCTGTACAACGTGGTAATACTTTATACGACAGGAAGAATCACACAGACGTCTGGACAAAAGAGGTAAAAGCCTCTGTTACTTTTCAGTTAGACTTTACAGAGATACCTGAACAATTTAGAAACTACATCACTATTAAAGCTGCCCGTATATTCAGTAATCGTTTTCTTGGTAGTCGTGAGATCGAAGGATTTGCACTACGGGACGAAGTCGAAGCGAAAGCACGGGCTATTGATAGCGACTCCGAGAATGCAGATCGTACTATCTTTGATAACTACAGCGTAATGCGTGTGCTTGACAGGTAATGCCTCTGTTAGTAAATAGCGTACCTAACTTAGCCCAAGGTGTATCGCAGCAGCCTGACAATCTGCGTTATCCCGGTCAGTGCGACGAACAGATCAATGCTTGGGCTACTGTGGTTGAGGGACTAAAGAAACGTCCTAATACCAACTACGTAAAGAATTTAGACACAGACGGTACAGCTAATATATTCACACACTTTGTTAAACGAGACGAAACCAACCAGTACGCTATAGTCGTATCGTTAGGTAATGTATCATTAGGCACTCCTGCTGGTGTTAGTGCTTACGACGTATCGTTAGGTACTAGAGTATCCGTCTTTGTTACGTCTATTGCTAACAGTTATCTTAGTCTTGGTACATCCGTTACTGATCCGTTGAACGATCTGAGAGCGTTAACTGTAGCTGACTACACATTTCTTGTTAATAAGAAGAGAGAAGTAAAAGTAGATACAAATCCTGATTTGTTATCAAAACACATACAAGACGACGAAGGTAAATATAACGCTTTGGTGTTTGTTAAGTTAGGAGATTACGAGAAGACTTACGACATTTACATAGACGGAGAGGTCATACCGCATGATGGTTCTACTGGAACTTCTACACCTCCTAGCGGTCACACCTACGAGAGTGGTGGGGCTACGTCGGGCGGTAGTCAAACAGGTGAACACGCTGATACTGAACTGATAGCAGAAGACTTAGAGACAATACTGAACGCTTACTTCGGTTCGGAAGGTATAGTTGGAGGAGTGTCGCTTGAAGGAGGAAGTGGTTTTGAACCAAGTGGTAGTGTGAGTACTGGTTCTGGAGCAAGCCGATATGGCAGTTCTTATTCATTAACTACATCCTATGAATATTTTATTGAACAGTTTGAAGAGGATACAGGTAATCCCGGTAATCCCGACTTAGATCAAAAAATAGGTATAGGTGCTAAAGGTACTCTTATTATAGGGCCAAACGGTGCTGTTCAATCGTCGGTACTCACGCAGAAAGGAAGAGGGTACGACAATACGCAAACAGTACCGGGTACTTTTGATAAACCTTTTGTGCTTACGATTAAGAAAATTGTATCAGATTCAAGAACCATCCCAAATTCCAGAGGAAATAATCGCAACCAAAAATACTGGAATGAAAAGCCTCAAGAAACTTTTTACACATCTTTTCCTTCTACTCCGGGTGTTACTATGCCGACGTTTTTGGAGCATCTTTCATTACCCGGTGGTAGTAATTTTGAAGTAGAACGAGACGGTGCTGTTATTAAGATAACTGGAGATACAGATTTTAGTATAAGAACAGAAGACGGACTAGGTAACCAAGGTTTAGGATTAGCTTATAAAGAAGTTAACAGTATTACTGACCTACCTGCGAAATGTTACAATAACTTTAGGGTACGAGTAAGAGGTGATGCTGATATAGCACAAGACGATTACTACGTTCGTTTTCAAACAAAAGACAGGGAAGAGTTTGGTGAAGGTAGCTGGGTAGAAACAGTAGGATGGGACGATGGACCTGAATCAGCCAGAGGAACACGAGGTATCGATACAGCTATTGAACTCACAACTATGCCAATTGTCCTTGTTGTTGATTCCTACGATGCCTCTACAGGTAAGATAAACAGTTTTACACTACAAACACCAAACGAATACTCCAACGTCGTAGTAAACAACGGAACGTATTATAGCCTAGTAGAAGACCATATATCGACAAGTGATACTGAACCGGGTACAGGTGATGCTGTAGAATCGAGCGGAGTTTTTTATAGGTGTATTCAGGATCACACTTCAGCAGCCGCAAACGAACCGGGAACGGGTGTTGATTGGGTAGAGTATTGGACTGCTGATCCTAGTATAAGTTCTGCGTCTGCGTGGTCTTCTGGTGTTTCATATGACGGTACATCATGGCTTGACTATTGGGTAACTACAACTGCTGTTAACTCCGCACAACCTTGGAAGACGAACGCTCAATACTTTGAGAGACCACCGGGATATGGGAGACGTAGAGCGGGTGACGGTTACACCAATCCATTTCCATCTTTTGTAGACCAAACTATCAACGACGTCTTCTTCTTCAAGAACCGTTTAGGGTTTGTTACTGATACATCTGTTATCTTTAGCGAAGCAGACAACTACTTTAACTTCTTCAGGACTACCACACAGCAGCTGTTAGACAGTGCACCGATAGACGTCGGACTCAGTCACACCAAGGTAGCTATCCTACAACACGCTATACCGTTCCAAGAGAAGCTGATGCTGTTCAGTAAGCAGTCCCAGTTCGTGTTGCGTGGTGCTGATGTACTAAGTCCTAGGACGGTGGCTATCTCTCCTGTTACTGAGTACGATATATCAGACAGTGTAGAACCCGTAGCTCTCGGTAACTATATATACTTTACATTTAAACGTAACGACTTCGAAGGAATGTATGAATACTTTGTTGATAACAATACGGAACTCTTTGATGCAGAGGAAGTTACGCAACAAGTACCCAAGTACATACCAAAAGATGTACGCAAGATAGCAGGTAGCCAAGCAGAGAATACATTGTGTATCGGTGTAGACAGCGACCTGAAGACGTTGTACGTATATAAATACTTTTGGAGCAACAAGGAGAAGATACAAAGTGCTTGGATGAAGTTCACCTTTGATCGTGACGTTGTTGGTTTTGATTTCATAGACAGTAAGTTGTACATGATAACCAAGGACGACGAAGGGTTACACCTAGAGTTCTTGACATTGGAAGATGGACTGACGGACGAAGGACTAGGTTATCCGTTGTTGTTGGATAGTAGGGTAGACGGCTCTGATTTAACAGTCAGCTACAGTGCTTCTACTAAGAAGTCTACTATTAGTGGTTTTCCATACGATCCTGTTGATGTGGAGGTGTATAGCAAGGTAGGACATAAGTACGACTTTGTTAAGACGACAGCTACAGCCGGAGAGGTAACAGGTGATATAACATCCGTACCGTTCTTTGCTGGTGTGCCGTACAATATGTTGTACAGGTTCTCTAACCAAGCGATAAAACAACCAACGGAACGGGGAGGACGTAGTGCTTCTGATTATACATTCCAAACAATCCGTAACGGTAGTATCAACTACGCAGACACTGGACACTTTGTTGTGGAAGTAACCCCTGAGTATCGGGACACCTATAAGTATGTGTTCAATCCTGACATCACGGGAGCTAATCTTTTATTAAACGAGTTCGAACCACAAGACGGTCACTTCAGATTTGCAGTACAAGGACAACCCGACAAGGTGACTATCGAAGTAAAGAGTGATAGTGCGTTGCCGTGTAAGTTGTTAGCTGCTGAGTTTGAATCGATGGTTATACCAAGGAGTAAACGATATGGGTCTTAGGGTCGAGGAAGCTATGCCGGACATGGATGCGTTCGAATTGTACGACGACATGAGAGAAGAGGACATGATGGAATGTATCGGTCTAATGCACCACCCAAAGGACGCAGTTAACTTGTCGTTTGAAACAAGCAGTAAGTGTTATTCACTACGAGGTAACGATGGTTTGTATTGCAGCTTTGGTGTCACTCCTCACGAGAACGTTGGTGTTGTGTGGTTGTTAGGAACACGACGATTGGCCACCGCTAAGAAGTACTTTCTTAAACATTCAAAGCAGTGGGTAGACGAGATGATGATCGGTTTTGACTTTCTGACTAACGTAGTAATGAAGACTAACACGTTGAGTTACAGGTGGTTGCAGTGGTTGGGTGCAGAGTTTAGCGATTGCCAGTACGACGGGTATATGTCATTTATATTAGAGAGGAAGTAAGTATTATGTGTTATCCAGCGTTATTAGCAGGTCTTGCAGTTGCAGCGGGTGGTGCTCAGTATTTGGGTGCTAGGCGACAGGCTAAACAGCAAGCAGCGTACCAAGCACAAGCGTCAGCAGCTGAGAGACAAAGGTTTTTACAAGAACAAACTTCCATCCGGATGCGTCAAGCACAAGAGCAGGAAGCTGTGGGTCGTGAGTTGGAACAAGTTAGTCGTAAATCACAACAAGCGTTAGCTCGTGCTAGAGTATCGGCTGGAGAGGCAGGTGTTGCCGGAGCTAGCGTACAAGCGTTGATGGATGACTACACACGACAAGAAGGAGCGTACAGATCAGCACTTTTAAGACAGCAAGAGTTAGGTGGAGTAGCGACGGCTATGGGTCTTGAACAGGCAGGGTTTGCTACGACTCAACGTCAGATCGGAATTAATCAACCTATCAACAGACCAAGTGCCTTAACTTCACTCTTACAGACTGCTACAAGTGCAGTGGGTGCTTATGGTTTAGGTTTAGATATACAAAGCAGGATGGCTACTCCGGGTTTAGGAGGACTAGGACAACAATACGGAGGCAGTAGGCAAGCACTTATGCAGGATTTAGTATCTTACCCCGGTTAACATCTTAGAATTATGGCTAGAGAACGAGTACAAGTACAAGGATTAGGGGACGCTGTTCCCGGTATATCACCCACCATTCAACGGGCTGGTCAGTATTCTGTACAAGTTCAACGAGCAGGACGTAACAAGTTGATGGACTTAGCGGATGCGTTGGGTCAAGTTAATCCGTTGTTGCAGCAGTACGGTCAGTTACAGAAACAACAAGAACAAATCGGTGTTGAGAGAGCTGCTTTAGTTGAAGAACAGAATGTTATAGCTGAACTGAAGAAACAGAAAGATGTGGACGGCTTCAGTATATTAGCTACTACCAACAGAGACAGAGCGTATCGTGATGCGTTGTTAAAAAGACACATCAATAACACGATGCTTCCTAGTCTTAATCTCAAAGCACAAGACTTAATTAACCCTGAGAAATACAGGACTCAGCAGGACTTATCACGAGCTATAGACCAAACTTTGACAGATGAATGGAGCACATTCGTAGGTGACGTGGGTGAAGGTGTCGCTAATAGCACCGCAGGTAAGGCTATGTGGAGTATGATCACGTCTCCCTATAAAAACGAAATCGCAATGAAGTACGAAAAGGCTAGAGATACTTTTATAGCTGGTACAATTAGCGACGAGATTGGCACATATCTAGAACCTTTGATGAATCGGTTTGACGAAGTAACTGGTCGGTACGTTATAAATGAGGCAGGAATTGAAGACGCTGTTAAAGTGTTCGACGATCGTCTATCAGAGAATCTACCTCACCTAACGAAACAAGAACGTAGTAAATTCTTAGTAAATAACTTCGCTAATCAATTAGAAGGATTGTACGCATCTCAACGATATACGGACGCTGCTAGAATGTTGTCCGTTCTTAAAACAGCAGAGGTAAATAAATCTCGTATATTCAATACTCCAACAGCTAAAGATACTATTAATCCTTTAGAGGTTAAAATAAACAATGCTATCGAGAAGTATGCTGATAAAAAAGACACTAAGAAAAAAGGCGTTTATACTAATAAAGTAACAGAGGCTATCAAAGGTTTATTACAGGTAACGACCTTAGATCAATTGGATCAGACCCCTATTTTAAAAGCTGAGTTAATGGATTCTTTTTCTTTCAACGGCTTGGGTAATGGGGATGTATTAACTGAAGAAAGAAAAGAACAAGCTATCAGAGATTTATTTGATGAAACTAAAGCTGGTAGTCCTGTCGAGAAGTTTCAAATTGCAGTTAAAGTATTAGCACGTGAAGGTGGAGAAGAGTCGATCGATCTATTTTATGAAGTTAAAGACGATATAGATCAAAACTTTATAGAAGCTATTAAAACACCCGGTGCTCCTGTAGTTTTAGATGGTCCAACAAAAGACGATATTATAGAGAATCCTCAGTACGGTTTAAGAAAGCAGAAGCAATTAAACCCTAAACTAACACTGTATGAATTTATAAAGAATCACCCTATAAAATTCACGGAGTTTGATGAACTGAGGAAAGAGTTTGCTGACTTAGATAGAGGTAGTTATGTGTACGATTTAAATGTTTATAAGGAGGCTGCGTCTATACTAGATAATAAACTTACTCAAGTAGATGCTAGTATAATAGAAAGCGAAGGCATAACAGATACAAACGACAAGACTATGATAAAGTCGATGAGGGAAGCTTACGTTCAATCTGTTATCAGTGATCTTGAAGACGCTCTTATAGAAGAAGCTAAGCTACCTGAAGTGTTAGAAGCAACAAACCAAGAGAGCAAGATACGTAGTAAGCTTAATGAAATTATTGGTACAAATGCTGAGCGATACAAAGGGCAAGCCGAAACATTCTTGAAAAAGAAAAACATATTTAGCGCCCCTATGACTCCTGAAGAAATGGGTGTAGAGTTGGAGACTGAAGTTAAATTACGTAAGACTCAAAAAAGAAAAGCTGCTGAAATTATAGAGTTCAAATCGCTAGAGAAACCTAAAAAGGTGACTAAGCGAGTAGGACGAAAAACCGTTGTAGTTCCTCAACAAATAAGCTTTGAACTTATCAAGCAAGACCGTCAAAAAATGCTAGAAGGTGGTTTTCAAACTAAGAAACATTTAAGACTATCATTAGCACGATACGGTTTCCAAAGCTGGAATCCAACTGAAGCTGCTACAATGTTAGATTCTGCAGGTCTTAGTTATAGGGATGTTAAATTGTTTGGCAGTTTTGCTGAGCTACAAAAAACAATGGACAGATGGACTCCCGTTATGTACAAAGATATTGGTTACGTAGAAGACAGTGAAGGTAACTATGTAGAAGGAGACCCTGAACCCTTGACAGCTGAAGAGGAAAAAATTAGAGAAGAGTATCAATCTTTTGGTTTACTTCCCTTAGATATTAATTATATAAATCAGAATGTTTTCGATGGTCCAAATGGTTTCGAGGAATCACAGCTAATTAAACTTAGATGACCGAAGAAGAATACCGTAAGTATAAAGAGGAAAGAAGAAAACGATTAGGTTTACCTACTACTTCTTCACCTGCTGATGTTACTCCTCCTACTGAACCAGTAGTTCCTGAATACACCGTAACCCCTGAGTCTACTCCTGAAGTACCTCAAGAAGTTATTGATGCGTACGCTGAGGCTGCGGGTGAAATAGAAGAGGGAAACTATATAGGGGGAACGTTATTAGGAGTAGCGGGTGAATTAGGTTTAGGAATTGGTTTATCTAGAAAACTGCACAAGAGTCAGAAGTATTTAAAATGGGCTAATGGTGCTAGGCGTGTAGCTATGGCAGGTATTGTTACCCCTGAACCATCTTCTACGGTTGCGGGTGTTGTTGGTCTTGCTGCGACTGAAGCTGCTATATGGGGCTTTTCAAACTTTGTAGGACAACAGATACGACAGAGCATGGGTTTGCAGGATGAGTATTCAGCTGGTGAAGGTATTGCTGCGTCTGTATTTGGTGTTGGTATAGTAACAAAAGCTGCTGATAAAGTTTTTAGATTAGGACCGGGTATCGGTTCAGCTAATGCATGGAAAGGTACGACCGTATTAAAAGAGGGCGTAGAAACATACTTTAGTGGAGCTGCTTTAGGTTTAGCTGAGTCTGCGTTGCGTCAAGAGATTGAAGCACAGATGAACGGTAAAGAACGCAACACATACGACTACTTGTTTTCAGGAATCGCTGGTGGTGCTTTCAATACTTTATTTTCAGTGTGGGGACGTACAGGTAAGTGGGGGAGACAGCAAGCAAACGAAGCAGCTGGTAGTGCCAAGGAACGTTTATTAGAAACTAAAAAAGAACTTAAAGCTAAACAGGATAAGTTAAAAGGCAGAGCAGGTGCCAATGCTAGAAGAAAGATACAAGGTGAGATAAACAATATAGATCAGGCTGTTGAAATAATAGACGACACGTTGACTGAGATAAAAGCTTCTGATGACATATTAACTAAACAAGAGCAAGCACCAGTAGCAGATGACTTACCAGAGATTAAGGCAGAAGATGATGCACCTATATTAGAGCCTGAAGATGTTGCCGAAATAAAAAAGAACGACGAAGAATTATTAGCTTCAAAAGATTTAGAAGAGGAGTCGGTACAGACTAGAGAGCAAGAAGAGATAGAAGAACCTAATAAGGTTGAAGATGATCCTGATGCTATCGAAGAAGAAGCACTACCTAGATTTGTAGATGACGAGCGTGAAGACGCTTTTGATGCGTTGATCCGTGGTACTGAGACCTACGGTTTTGATAACATAGCGGACAACAGAAGGATGGGTCGTATATCTCAAAGACTGTACGAAAGAAGTAATAGAAACTTTGAGGTATTCTCTAAAAGATTACGGGAAGATATTACTGATGTTGATACAATTCAGCAGTTTCTCAATGAAGTAAAGTTCTTACGTAAACTAAATAGAGAGGTACGTTATCCTATTGAGTTAGCAGCTGGTGGAGGTGTTCAGGCTTTTCGTGGAGACTCTGATAAGTATGCGTGGAGGAATCAAAAAGCTAGTTACGCTAACCAAATAGAAGATGCAGCATACGCTAAGTTGGAAGCTGATTTAGAGATAGCACTAGGTAAAGGAACATTATCTGAAGATGCTAGTATTCTTGACCAACACAATAAATATGTTGAAGTAGATGAGCCTAAAGCACCAACTAAAGATGAGGCTGATATTGAAATAGATAACACTTTAAGAGAAGACGAAGAGTTTCAAGCGGAGAAAGCAGAGCAAGCGTTTCAAAAGAAGATTAATACTTTACAGACTGAACTGGACGAATTACGTGCTACGTTTGGTAAAGAACCTGAAGAACTTGCACCTACTACTCCGAAAGAAAAAGACCCACGAGTAAAAGATTTAGAGGACAAGATTAAATTCTACAAAGACGCACAAGCTGAAGTACGACGCATCAAAGAACTAGAAGCTGAACGTGCTCGTTTGTTAGAGATAGAAACAGGACCATTAGGCAGACAACGTGCAGAAGTAGAGGCTAAACCCACAGGACCAAAGAAAGCACCGGGTCGTGTACAGAAACTTACTAAAGACATAGCAGACTTACGTAAGAATATGCGTAACAGAGTACGGGAGATTGACCGTGCTAGAGTGGAGATGTCTGAACAGTATAAAGCAGAACAACTACGGAAAGCGTATGAGACGAAAAGGAACGCACTAGAAGAAGAGTTAGACGGACTACGTGAGCGTTTTGGTAGGACACCTGAAGAGGTGGAAACTAAACCTGCGAAAGAACTAGAGCCTGAGTTAAAAGAATTAAAAGATAAGATTAATTACTACAAGCAAGCTGAACGTGAGATAGCTAACATAGTAGAACTTGAGAAAGAACTAGCTAGGGTTTCGGATATAGAAGGTCGTAGTGTTATGGGAGAGTTGAGAGCTGAGACAGCTGCAAGACCCAAAGAACCTACCAAACCACTGAAGTCAGCTGAACTGCGTAAAAAAATTGCAGACTCTAAAAGAAGAATGCGTAAGAAACTAGCTGATATAGACCGTGCAGCTCAGGCTATAAAAGAAGAAGAATTACGCTTAGAAGTATTTAAGGACATGGAGGATGCAATTTTTAAAAGCATGGATGTTGATGCTGTGTCTACTGCAACTAAAGCATTTCGCTGGGTTAAACAAGCTAGACAATTAGCACTCATTGACCAACTACCCTCCGTCCTAGCTGGTGTGCCTACTGGTATTGGAGCTGTTTATAAGAGAGCGTGGAAACCTTTATCGAGGTATATAATAACAAGGATGGAAGGAGGCAGTGCTGATGTTGCAAAGAAAATGGCAGCGATAGATGTACAGGCTGGATTTAAAGTTCTTAGTATATTTAATAAAGAATTTTTAACAGCGTTGAAACGTTCCTTTAAGGAGAATATAGATGTCACTGATAAGATGAGTGGCAAGTTAGCTACTGATATAAATAGAATACCACAAGGAGAAGCTGCTCTGTTAAATAAAGCTTACAGAAGTGCAAAAGAAAAACAAGAAGGCTTAGATAACTTAGCTAATTATTTTATAAACACCATAGCAAACGGTAAGTTTATGGACTTGTTGTCGCTTGGTGTTCGAGGTATACAGACTGTAGATGCTGGCTTCAAGCGTCAGTTAATAAAGGGTGATATATACGCAGCAGCTAATCAAAAAGCTTTATTGAATAATCCAAAGGATTCAGCTAAGGCTGTAAAGGAAGCTGAGGAAGCGTATAAGAAAGCATGGGTAGATGACGATGGTTTGGAAGTATTAGCTTCTCATCACGAGTTTCAAGATAGGGTAGACAAAGTTAGGCAAGAGTTATTGTTTGCTGCTAACACTGACGATTTAGATTTAGCTTCAGGTACTTATGTTACAGAAAAACTTATAGGATTTCTTAAAGATGTAAGTGCAGGAGATGGTATACCGGGTTCTGTTATAAATGCTTTCTTACCCTATATAGGTGTCCCTATACGAGCAGTGTATCGTGGTTCTAGATTAGTGGGTTCTCCTGCTTTATTGTTAGCGTCTAGAACTAAAAACAACCCATACAATAGAAGACTTGCTGAAGTTAAACAACGAATGGTTGGTCTTCAAATGACACTGAATAAGCCTAACATAACACCTGAGATGAAGCAGAATGCTTCGGATTTAATGCAGGAGTTGCAAGAGGAATCAATTAGACTAACAGCACAAAGAACTGAATATAACGTAGATATACTTACCGATACTTTTGTTGCTACTACGTTAGCTGGTATAGGAGTTGGTATGGCTTATAGTGGAATGATGACTGGCTCTCTTGCTTGGTTAACAGACGATCAGCGTCAAAAGACAAAACTAGAACCATTTAAAGCTTTAAACTCAGATTACTCAGCTGCTTTACCTTGGTCTTTCCCTTTAGCTTTAGGTGCAGATGTAGCAGGATTCTTAAAAATTAGAGCAGAGGAAGATGCTACTGGTTCTAAGATTCTAACTAAAGAGCAAAACTTACTGCACGTAATTAAGAACTCACTTAAAGAATTAGCTAAAGAAATGCCGTTAGCTCAGGGTGCTAGGAATTTTGAAGAGTTGATTGACGGGGATGGAGAAGTATTTACTAGAGCTATATATAGTCTAGGAACAAGTTATTTTCCTTACCCTGCTCAATTAAGAAAGTTCGCACAAGCTTATCAAACTACAGGCGATGCTGCTATAAACGATTTAAGAGGGGGAGACTATAAAGATAGATTGTTATACTCTATATTTGGTAAAGGTATAGTTAATAAGAAAACAGATTACTTTGGATATGATTTACAATCTAATAGGACGTTTATGACGGAAGCTGTTATTAGGCAAGCACCTAGAAGATCAGTAGACCGTACTCAGTTCGACGAAATAATTGCAACAGATACTCACGAAAACATACAACGTAAACCTTCGACACTAGGACCGGGGATTAAGCTTACTGATTTTAGAGACTCAGAAGGAATGACGTTAGCTTATGCTTTTGATCTTAGATTGAGAGAAGTTACTTTAAGATACAAAGGAAAGAAGCGTTCACTAGAGGACGCTGTGTATGAATTGATTAACGATAAAAAGTGGAATGATAAATTTGAGCAGGGATTTAAACCCAGTGAAACTAGACCCGATGTATATGTGAATGAAGGACTGAAAGAACTTAATAATTTAATGCAAAAGTACTATAGGGAAACCAAGAAACAGTTATTAAAAGATAAGGACTATCTGTATGATTTTGTTGGTTCTGATGATACTTCTCTCATAGATACACTTGAACAATTAAAACAAACAGCGGAGGAAACAGGAAGACCTACGTCAATACTAGAATTGTTAACTCGATGACTAAGTGCTTGAACTCCTCGCTCAATAAGTAATAATATAATATCATGTCAACACCACCTACCTACAACGATTATACAGGAGACGGTAGTAATACTTTCTTTCCCATCAACTTTGAATACTTAGAAGATGAACACGTAACGGTTGCTGTGGACGGTGTTGATACTTCTGCTTTTACCATTAATACAGACCAGCCTACCAAGCGAGTGGAGATGACGACCGCTCCCGGTATCGGTGCTAATGTACGGGTAAGAAGAAAGAGTCAACGTGACGTAGACCTTGTAGACTTTGAGAACGGATCAGTCTTAACGGAATCAGAACTGGATCGAGCGTATCGTCACAATCGTTATCTGCACCAAGAGATAGGTGAACTAAACGATGCGTCGTTGCAGAAGAAAGAGGGTAGCAATAATTTTACAGCTAAAGGTAATAAGCTCGTTGACCTAGCTGATCCGACAGACCCACAAGACGCTGCCACTAAGAACTACGTAGATACAGCTGACGCACTAAAGGTAGATAAAGCAGGGGATTCGATGACGGGTGCTCTAGCTATGGGTGGTAATAGGATTACTGGATTAGGAACACCTACAGACACCACTGACGCAGCTAACAAAACTTATGTAGATAGTAACATATCTTCCGCTGTATCGGGTACGGGAGCAGCTCCTGATTTTAATAAATTCACAGGAGATGGATCGAGTACTGATTTTTCTTTAACGTTTCAAACAAACAGTCTTACCTCCACTGCTTATTTAGTAACCATTGATGGAGTTGTTGTAGACCCTGAAGATTATACTCTTATAGGAGGAGCGTCTACGTTACGATTTACAACACCACCCGGTAATCTTACTGAAGTTATAATCGTAGAAAGAGGTTTTAAAACACAAGTAGAAATACCTACTGATTATGATTACGGTAGTATAGTGGGTGATCCAGTAACCGCATCTTATAGCTACGGAGGAATTGCATAAATGAGTATTCAAGTACAAATTAGACAAGGACTTGCATCCGAAAACGCTACCTTTATAGGAGCAGAGGGAGAGTTAGTATATACAACTGATACCAAGGACTTGTTTGTACACGACGGTTCTACTGCTGGTGGCACTCCTGTTGGATCGTTAGCGTCGATTGCTGATGACTCCGTTACGTTTGCTAAGATAGAAGAGATACCAGCCAATACGATACTTGGTAACAATACAGCTGGTTCTTCTGATATATTAGAGTTAAGTGTAGCACAGACTCAGGCGTTATTAAACGTAGCTGACGGTGCTACTGCTAACGATAGTGATGCTAACCTGAAGAATAGAGCTAACCACACGGGTACACAGACTGCTAGTACGATCAGTGACTTTAATACATCGGCTGCTTCCGCGGCTCCTGTACAGACTTCTGATATAGCTGACTTTGAAACTACTACTCAGTTAAACACAAGAGACACAAACAATAGAAGTAGAGCTAATCACACGGGTACACAGACTGCCAGTACTATCTCAGACTTCGACACGGAAGTAGCTAACAACAGTGCTGTAGCTTTAAATACAGCTAAGGTAGGACTTACCAACGGATCAGTAGACTCTGACAAATTATCAACAACATTAGACTTTGGATTAATCTAGTAACCACATATAATCATGCCAAACATAGAAGTAAAACTTAGAAGAGGAAACACATCCGATCACGCTAGCTTTGCTGGTGCTGAAGGAGAAGTAACAGTAGACACCGATAAAGATACACTTATAGTACATACTGGTGGTGCTGCCGGGTCTGGTGTAGAGTTACGTAGAAAAGACGATACGATTGCTGGTAGTGAGATAGATAACAATGCTGTTGATACGGCTCAGATAGCTGCTAATGCTGTTACGAGTACTGAGATAAGTTCTACAGATTCTACTTTCAGTATAGATGGTAACGGTAATATGGGGCTTGGTATAGCAGCTAATTCAGCAGCTAAATTATATATAGCTGGAACTGGAGGGAATACCTTTCTAGCTGTTAAATCGGACACGATGGCTGCAATTGACTTAGAGGATAATGGGGCTGGTACAGATCAGAAGCATTATCAAATGGTAAGTTTAGATGGTGCTTTTGAGCTTAGGCAGGTAAATGATAACTTAACTCTAAAAGACACTCCGTTCACCGTTGGTTCTTCAGGAGGTGTTGGAATAGGTAAAGTAAATAGCGGGACTGCTCAGTTAGAAGTGGACGGGGATATACTAATTGAAGACAGTAATGACAACAACCCAGTTGCTGTTTTAAAAGGTTCTGCTGGGGCAGTTGTACAATTAAATGATACATCTACTACAGGTGCTGATAATGGTATATATAATTTAAGTAGTACTGATGGTTCTTTTAGTATAGGTTCTATTAAAGATGCTGGCACTCCTAGAGCAACTATTTTAAAACTTTTACCTAAAGGGTCTACTAGTCCGGGTGGTGTTGCTAGAATTACCCCGATTACGGTTTCCGAATTGCAAGCTGCTGAAACAGGTTTTACTGCTGAAGACGGTATGATAGCTTATGTATCAGATGGAGATAGTGGTTCTCCTTGTTTAGCTGTACACGATGGTTCTTCTTTTAAACGAGTTGCACTGGGAGCTACGATTTCAGCCACCTAATAACGGATGACTGAATCTGTCTCACACTTTCTCGACTCTGCCCTTGCCATCGTTCTTGGTGTTATCGGGTGGATGATTAAAAAACTAACTGATCGCTTGGAGAATGATGAGAGACGTTTAACAAAGATTGAAGTAGAACTGGCTGCACAACGTGAACGAGACACCGCTGTTGAGAACCGTATGACGGGACTTGAGAGTAGTGTTAAAGAGATCAGCCATAAACTAGACCGCATGATGGAGATGTTGATGAAACGATGAAACAAGGACTATACGCAAACATAAACAGAAGACGTAAACTAGGCATCAGCCGTAGTAAAAAGAAATCAACCATTACACCTAAAGCTTACGCTAACATGAAGCGTGGGTTTAAAAAGGATAAGTAATATGCCTTACAGTAAATACACTCCTAAACAAAGGAAGCTTGCTGCCGTTGCTGGTGACAAGAAAAAGATTACCCAAGCTGACATCATAACGTTAAGACGTCGTGGTGTTACTTTGAAAGGTCGTGGCAAAAAAGCGTAAAGGTGTATCACTGTCGTTAGGCAGAGGTGAGAAGTCCCGTAAAGGTGGACTCACAAAGAAAGGGCGTGACAAGTACAATCGTGCTACTGGGTCTAACCTGAAAGCTCCTCAACCCGGTGGTGGTCCTCGTAAGCGTTCCTTCTGTGCTAGGATGTCAGGAGTAAAAGGACCAATGAAAGACAGCAAAGGCAGACCTACCCGTAAAGCGTTAGCGTTAAGAAGGTGGAAATGTTAATATGAAAGATCACGTAGAAGGAGCTAAACTAGCAGACAACTATACTGAACTGTGTAAAGATGCAGTCGGGTACATGAAAGCGATGGAGGAGTACAACCCAGCTTTGATGAACACTGTGGGTAAGTGGTTGAAAGATAACAACATAACAGTTGACTCCCGGAACGGTACTCCTATGGATAGTTTAGCTAACGATTTTAAAACTTTGCCTTTCAGTGAACAACAAGACGAAACACCAAGAGATACCACCGCCTCTGCGGGACTTTAGAAACTTTCTGTACTTAGTATGGAAACATCTTAACCTACCAGACCCGACAGAATTACAGTACGATATTGCTGACTATATGCAGCACGGACCTAAGCGGTCAACCATCATGGCGTTTCGTGGTGTTGGTAAGAGCTGGATTTGTAGTGCGTATGTAGTACATCAGTTGCTGCTAGACCCAACAAAGAACGTACTCGTTGTATCTGCTTCTAAGAATCGTGCTGATGACTTCTCCACGTTTACGTTAAAGATCATACACGACATACCCATTCTTAAACAACTGAAACCAACAGAGAACCAACGGTTCAGTAAGATAGCTTTCGATGTAGGACCAGCTCCTGCGTCACACGCTCCGTCCGTTAAGTCCCTTGGTATATCGTCCCAGTTAACAGGGTCTCGTGCTGATATAATCGTAGCCGACGACGTGGAAGTCCCTAACAACTCCGCTACCCAAGGTATGCGGGATAAACTAGATGAACAAGTAAAAGAGTTTGAAGCGATCCTTAAACCACTCGATTCGTCCCGTGTGTTATTCCTTGGTACTCCTCAGTGTGAAGATAGTATCTATAACAAACTACGAGAAAGAGGCTACAACGCCCGTATATGGCCTTCGGAGTATCCGGATGAGTCAGAAGTCATATCAAACTACGGAGGCGATCTAGCACCCCTTATAGCGGATAATATAGACGAAACAACAACAAGTACCACTACAGAACCCCTACGGTTTACTGATATGGACCTAGAGGAACGTAAGATGTCCTACGGTCGTACCGGGTATGCGTTGCAGTTCATGCTGAATCCTAAGCTATCGGATGCTGACAGATACCCCCTGAAGATTAACGATCTGATTATCCTGGACGTAGACGTGGATACAGCTCCTGAAAAAGTCCTGTGGTCGTCGGATCCAGACCAAGCGGATAGAACACTACCGAACGTAGGTCTCAGTGGGGATCGGTATAAACGTCCAGCTAAGACTATCGGGGATAACATACCCTATACAGGCTCTGTACTGTCCATTGACCCGTCTGGTCGTGGTAAAGATGAAACAGGGTACGCTGTCGTCAAGATGCTTAACGGTCAACTGTTTGTACCCGATGCTGGTGGTATTCGTGGTGGTTATGACGAGGTAACACTAAAACGTCTCGTCTCTATTGCCAAGGATAACAAAGTTAACAAAGTAGTCATAGAGTCTAACTTTGGTGACGGTATGTTTATGGAACTGATTAAACCGTTGTTTCGTACTACGTACCCGATAACAATAGAAGAAGTAAGACATAACAAACAAAAAGAACTACGTATTGTTGATGTTATGGAACCTGTACTCAACTCTCATCGTCTTATTGTTGATCCCAGTGTTATTAATAACGACTATAAGAGTGCTCTTAGCTACCCTATAGAACAACAAACTAGGTACATGCTAATGTATCAACTATCACGAATAACACGTGATAAAGGTTCTCTTGTACACGATGACCGTCTTGACGCTCTATCAATAGCGATTGGTTACTGGGTGCAGCAGATGGCTGCTGACGTTAACCAAAACATGATTGATAGAAAACAAGAACTGTTAGATCAAGAGTTAACAAACTTTACTGATAGCTTTTATAAACGTAAACGTTCTAAAGCGTTCCTTTGGAGCTAACATAAAGCTTCTATAGCATCTATCTCTCTATAACTGTGTTTTTGTAGTTAGTACAGATACAGGATTATTTATAATCACACCTATCCTTAAATACTGTTAAAACAAGATGACGACTATAGGATAAAAGCGTGTCAAGTCTTTGAGGAGCTTTTACAATAACAGTTTATAACGACGACGTTTTAAAGTGTCCGTTGTTGTGGTCGTCTCGTCTAAAGAAGCTATTACTATTGATGTTATCGTTTAAAACAGACAGCTGTTGCAGCACTCTCACTAAAGCCGTGAGGGGCTAGTATAACAACATACAGCCTATACAGGTTGGGTGTCAATAG